TAGCCATCACCTTCACACACTTCACACTTTGTATAATTTTTATATGGACTCCCATCTTTTTTTATTTTTTTAATAACACCTTTACCTGCACAACTTCTACATTGTTCTGCAGTTGTTTTAAATATTTTTTCTGAATTTTCTGCAACTAAATTTCTAAATTGTATTCTTGAAAAGTTAGGTCGTCTTTTATTTTTACCTGTGTTTTTATCTATACCTACATTAAATATCTTTGCCCAATGCTTTTTATCTTTTGGTTTTCTACTATAAATTAACCAAGATAATTGTTCAGGACTCGATAGATTAACTTTAGTATCGCCCATTTGTTTATACACAATCTTATCTATCTTTTGTTTTAAATATGCAAACTCTGCTCTATATTCTTTTTCTACTTTAGATAAATCTTCTAAATTAATATTAATACCATTAGCTTCCATATCAGCTAATACAATTAAAAACTCATTCATCATCTTAGCTGTCATCAATAAATGTTTATTTTTTGGCATTCTAAAATCTGCCATCTGTGAATTAAATAAATCTCTAGTTATCTGTACATCTATTCTACCATACTCTTCTACAACATCAACAGGTATATTTTGAAATGGTATACCTCTATCTGTAAATTCTTTTATTCTATTATCTTTAGATCCAATACGTCTTCTTCTACAAGACATTTCTAATGTTAAACTTTTTCTTATACCCCTGTTTAATATATACTCTCCTAACATAGTATCATATACTCTGCCAGTATATTTAAATCCAGCTTCAAGCAACCACATTAAATCAAATTTTATATTATGACCCACAAGTAATGTAGTCTTATCAAGTATGGATTGTATTTTATGATAACAACCTTTATCTATTCTTTCAGAGTGATTAGTAAAATAATACTCATCATTTATACCAACACTAACTAATATATTATCAGGGTGATAAGGTGATGGGTCATACCCACCTGTATCTGTAACTTGCCAAGATGTCTCTACGTCTACTACACTAATCATACTTCATACCTACTTATGCTTCTTCTAATTGTACATGATGGCTCACCATGATAACCATTTATTTTATTTTTACTTATACATAATGTTCTTATTTTATTTTCTGCATCAGAATTAGAGTTTCTACCTATACCAATAATAATGTCTGCCTCTGCAGCTTTACCTGTTTTAGAATTTTCCATCATATCAAATGATATACTATTTCTATTGTGTGCATCAGCTGATGCTTGTGATATGGCAATCACAGCACAATCTCTTCTCTTTGCTATCTCTCTTACACTTGTATATATTTGTCTTAACTTCTCATCTGTTCTTGCAAATGTACCTGTCACATTTATTTTATCTAGCTGGTCAATAACTATTATATCAGGTTTATGTTTTTCACAATGTGCATCTATATCTTCCATAGACCAATCAACTGTATCAAACATAGATATGTTGTCTTTTATTTCACTCCAAGCATTTTGTGCTATATCTTTGTCTTGTATTATTTCTTCTCTAGTCATACCAGTATAACAAGATATGGCTCTCATCTGTGTTCTGATAGCAGGTTCTTCATTTATAAATGCGTGTACTTTTGCACCTTGTTCAGCAAATCCTTCAGGTCCTGCACATAAGCTAACCCAAAAAGCTGTCTTGCCTGTTTCAGGTCTAGCAAATGCAATCATAAGATTACCACCACCAATACCACCTACATTTTCTTTTAACACAGGTATATTAAACTTCCATTTAGTAGTTACGTCAAGCAATCCTAATACTTCTTTTACATCGCTTGTAACTGCAGGTGTCTTTTCTTCATCACCTTGTTTATGATTTTCTATCATACCTGTTATCTCAGTAAAGTTTGCATCTTTACCATTGAATATTTCTGTAGCTTCAACTGCTATTCGTTGTGCTAAATCTCTATCAGATAAGATACGCATAATATCTTTTGCTATTTCTTTACTAGGTTCTTGTATTTCTTTTATATCTTCTACTAACTCACTAAACTTTTCTTTTGCAGCACGAGTCAATGCAGGATTAAATATAGCAGTATGTAAAGAATATAATTCATCTACACTTATATCATCTGAGTATTTTGCGTGTGCTTTTTGTATTGTATCAAACAAAGAACTTATATCTCCTGTAAATATAGTAGGTGATATAGTGCCTTTGTATTTTGTATAGAACGCTTTACCAAGCATTAGTCTAAGCATTTGTTTTTCTATCATAAAATATCTCCTCTATTTGTTTTGTATTAAAGTATTTAAGGTCATCTTCTAACGGCTTAACCACGACATTGTCAAACCCTGACGACCTTAAATCTTTCGCTATATCATATGCTTTTGTGGTAGCATCTCTGTCTAAACAGACATATAGTTTTTTATACGGTTTTAAATGTTCTTTATGTTCTTCTTTTAATTTTGTACCCATAATAGATATACCTGTCAATACATTAGATACTGCACAAGCTGATGGGCAATCTTCTACAATAACTGCATCATCACAATCGCCACATTTAAATGGCACATCTTTATTATCATACATAAACCATTTTGGATATACATTTTTATTTAGTCCTCTACCCACTGCTCCAACTATTTCATCTGTATTTCTATTTTTAATTAAGAATACAACTCTATCTTGTTTTACATCATACTTAATATCTGCTCTACCCCAAGCCCATGCTTCCCAACAATTATTTTTATGTAAATATAATTGTGCATTTTTATTTGTTGATACTATTTTAAAGCTATCAGGTATAATAAATCTTTGACTTGTTTTATTTTCTTTTTTACTAAATGTTGAACTAACATACTGCATATTTTTTTCTCCTTCTTTTTTTCCTCTAGCTTTACAAGACGCATGAAAGCAATACCAACTTATATTATTTTCTGTGGTGTCTACTGATAATGTATTTAGATTTTTACAGAAAGGACAATCCATTCTCATCTGTGTATCAGGTGGAATAAATAGTCCTTGTATAACATTTAGTTGCTGTTTGTAATTCAATTATTAACTTCCTCGTATGTAACTCTAACTTTTCGTTTATCATAAAAGGTATCTCGAGTGAGAATAAGTTTTTTGGTAAGTATTAGATGTGTAGCCTCGTCATTTATTCTATCTGCATCTACAATTCCTATTAGTGGTAACGTGTATTGCCCTGTATATCCTAATCCGTATACTTTTATGAGGTAGTTCTTTGTTTCCATTGTTTTCTCCTATCATATTTTTATTGATTTGTCAACTGTTTTTGTAAAATATTTTTTATTATTGTAAACTTTGGGTCTACATCTGTGGTCTTACAAGCTGTAAGTAATAATAATATTATTATATATTTCATTCTTCTTCAGATTCTTCTTGTATTTTTTTATAATCTACTTCAGGTTGATTCATATAATCTTCTTCTGCTTGTTTATAACATAACTCATCTATTTCATTCCAAGATAAGTGAGGATTTTTTCTTTGCATTTCCTCAAACAATTCTATGGCTCTGTTTTCTATCCAATGTTCTTTTCCGTCTACACTCATTTGTTCTCCATTTGTTTTTTTAATTCTTTTAAATATTCTATATGTACTTCTGCACGAACCTTATTAATAAAATTCTTACATTTTCTTACATAAACCTTTGATAAATCTTTTTCATCATACAAAAAATAATTTAATAAATTATTATGTTTACTTCTTATTGTCATTAATGCTCCTTATAACTTACTTGTTTAACTTTACGACTCCAACAAGAACGGCAAGACTTACACTCACCACCTTGTTTATATGCAGGACATTCCTGTCCAACTGCAGGTTTATCTTTGTGTACACCCGAAGTCCACTTCCAAAACTTAGGTGGTGGGCTATCTACTTTGATTGCAGATACACGCAAACATAAATTTTTTGGCACATCTTCTTCTTTAATATCTTTTATAAATTGATATTCTCTTGTGGCTAACCAGTATTTTATATGTGGTGTTCGTTCACATACCTCAAATATTTTCATAAGATGAGAGAAAGATTGTAAATCTCCTGAGTCAAACCACCTGTGATAATGCCTTGATTTATCTAGGTTTTTGTACTTTTGGGTAATGAGTTCTGCCATATAATCTACCCACTCATTTTTTTCTATTGCTTTTCTCCTTAACTCGTGAGCATCAAATACATTTTTAAATGCGTAATGACCTTTAAGTGCATAGCATTTGTTACAGATAGTACCTTTTACTTTTGCTAACTTCGCACCTGTAATACATTTCTTTGCTGATATACCCCAAGCAAACGCAGGCATTTTACTAGGGTTAGATAGTGTACCTATTTCTTTTTCTAATTCTTTTCTTTTCATATATCCTCTTCAAAGTTTTCTATATCCCAACCATCACATAAATAGGAATGGTCAAAATCTGATGTTGTTCTCCATATTGTTTCTTTACCTTTTTTATCTGTTGTAATAACAGTTATTTTATCAATCATTAAAGTTGATAATTCTTCTTTTGTCATTTTTCTTTTCATAATTACTTATACCATAAATTAATAGATGAGTCAATTTGCATAATAGACTTTTTTCAAAAAGTATGATATGATATCCTGCGTTTCGGGGCAGGGTATATATACTATACCTTGAAATCTTCTCCGTTGTTATTTGATAACCATATATGTTTAACTGCACCGAACGCAATATAAGATTTATATTTATCTAATATTATTTGTTCAAGTTCAGTACTATGACTTCTTATTTCTACACCAGTTTTTAATATAATTGTTGCCCAACTATCATATTTGTGAAAATCTAAATAAACTCTTTTAATATCTTTTTTAGTAAATTTAATTACTTTTTTATTATTTATTTTCATTTTGGTTCTATACCTCTAGTTGTAGTTGAAATAAAATTATTATGTTTGTTTGTATACTCAATGGCATACTCTTTTTTATGGTCTAACTTTCTTCTTAATTTTTTTAAAGACATAGCTTCCATATCTTCTGATGTTTCTTTTCCTAACTCTCTTACTTTATATTTATATCTCATAGGGGTGTCCC